GTTGATTCCTTGATGTCCTTGGGAAGCTTCGGAGTGGGGTGCATCAGTACCATTATCTTCGGCTGCCCGCTCTCTATTACGTCCCGCACTGTTATTACCATCTCTGCCATATGGCCGCCTTTGCTGCATTTTTCGTCTTTGCTTTCTATTCGCCCAGTGAAGCATACCATCTTTTTCGTATATTGGCGGCTTAGTTCCATGGCTTTCTACCCAGTTCTTGGCGGCTTTCATGTAACCATTGGTGAACTGATCTCGCTGGACGAGAATCTTGGCCCGTTCTTTTTCTTTCTTTTCTTGATCATTCATAACAGTCTTCCTTGTATTGCTAGAAATCCAGTGCCTTTACAGTGCGGACATTCTATTTTTGTAGGCTTAGGTCTCTTCTCTGCACACTTGCTTGTTACATCGTAAAAGTAAACTGTGTTTTGCGTTACGGAGCACACTCGTTTTCCGATCTCTTTAAGGTAACCGTCGTTTTTAAGCTCATGCACTCTTGCTCTCACGTTGCCTCTTTGATCAGAACCTTTCCATCCTAAGAGACTGTAGCACTCAGCACTTGTCAAAGGCCCATGTTCAAAAAACACGCGATAGACTTCTTGGTTCTTTCTGGCAATCCAGCCGGATGACAATAGTGAGTGATATGCTTCTATGCTTGTTTCTCTAACCACGACAATGCTCCCACAGTCTAAGGTTAGGGCAAGGATTTGGTCCCATCTCTAGTTTGTATTCGAACTTCTTTTCTGGAGGAAGCATGCCTTCCTTTAACTGCATATCCAGAATTGATTTCATGGCTAGCGTTAGGCGGTTTTGGTCGAAACATTCAGATGGAAAGAACCGGTCAAACGTGTCTAACATCTTGTGAACCATCTCTTGTTGTTTCATTCCTTCACCATTTCTTTGTGCTTGGACAGGGCTTCGTCGGCAATAACTTTAGACCCGACACTGCCTATTTGCCTTTCCTTTATTCGCTCGAGCGCCTCAAGCAGCAGTGCTTCGCGCTCCCACGCTGCGCGGAGTTCGGAGATTAAAAACCTATCATCCGAATCAACCTGTGTGTTCATAATTCCAGCAAGTTCGTTTCTGTATTTTTCTGTTTCTGCCAACCGCGCAATTCGTTTTGAGGTCATTCTTCCCTCATTAGTAATCGTTTATGTTCTATCGTTGAAGTTAGGGCTATCAATCCACAAGGGAAAGTCTGCCCTTCCTTATCAGTATCTTCGTCTTTTATAAGCACAAGCCCAGCATGTAGCATGCTCTCACGAAGCCAAGCACTCTGTAGCTCAGACAATACCCACCGAACGTCCTCTCGAATCTTCTTGTCATCCGGCCCAAGGTAGCCGTAGCCACCATCTACCTGCTTTTGGACATAGTTAAAGCGGTCATACCTCTTCGGAGTCATTGTCTGCCTCCTCTTCATAGTCACCAGGACGAGACGGAGGGTCCTCGTCGAAAGTGCTAATCATAGGCCCACCACACTGGGGACACTTGTCGTGCGACGGGGTATTGTCGAAGGTAACATAGTCACAAAATGCGCAGTGGTGCTCCATGCAAGCCATTAATCCCCCAACCTAAGACAACCCGCTTCGCGCATTTTGTCCAAAACAAGAGCCTTAAACTCCAAAAAAGCCTGATCCACAGCATACCTGGGAATTCTCCCAAACTTAACTGGGGGAAAGCTGACAGCCCACTGGCCTATTTCCCGCTCTTTTCTCTGCTCAGCGTCCAGAGCATACTGATCTCCCATAAGAGTAACTGCACAGTGAACCTGTACTTCTTGCTTATTATTAGACATTGAAAGACTCCACTTTTGTTTGCCAAAAAAGGTAATGCCCACATTTCGGGCAACGATTGATCTCTGTGTTAGTTGTCTGGAAGTGACTAGCGTCCTTGTTACCTGTCGAAGGGAAGCAAATCCCTACCCTGGTATAACGCTTTCTAACAGAAGCTAATTCCTCAAACGACGCGCAAGACATGTTCAAAAGCCCAGTGCGCTTAAGACTTGAAGAGCTGGTTAATTGTTTCATTTTTCCCCCCGCAGTAAGAAAAACATAACACAGCTCTTTTTGCTTGCAAGCACTATTTTTTATTTTTTCTGATCTCCCGCGACAAGATCCAGACAATAAAGACGAGCACTGCAAAGTTGAACAATACATGCGGGTTTTCCGCGAAAAACTCGAAAAGTTCCATTTATTCTCCCCCAGAAATAAAAAAGCCCTAGAACAGAAACCTGCGAGGGAAACGATTCTAGGGCCTCAAACATCACCGGTAAAAGCAATATTTCCTAAAACCCTAGCATGACCCCACCGCAGCAAACAAGAAAAAAAGTTGCTTGCACCTAAAGAATTAAGCTACCGTAGCTAAATATATCTTTGTCAAACAAAAACCTGCGAGGGGAACACCATGATACAAATTATCGCGCTTCGTGAGTTCACAGCTACCGACGGAAAAGTAAAAAAGAAACACCAAGTTGTAAGTCCTAAGTGGCTAGCACCAACGGTAGCAGATTTGTTCAAGAACGCCGCTACCTATGTCGCAGCGATCCCAGAGGCAGAACGGTTCAATATCTACTACACCGCTGCTAACTGCGAAGTGGGCGAGGGAGTGGGGCTTAGAAAACTTCAAAGCCAGAAAGTTATTCCCTTCGACATCGACAATATAAATAAGGACAAAACACCAGAAATTGTCAAAACAGTGCTGGAAACCCTCGGGGTAGACAAAGACAAGACTGGTGTTGTCATGACCGGCAACGGTATCCAGCTCTTAGTAGAAATTCCAACTGCCTTCACCACGGCCAAATACTTTGAGGAAAATAGAGTTTTCTACAAATCAGTCTGTGACAAAATCAACGCCTCTCTTCGCGCCAACAACTTAGAGGGAACAGCAGACCCCAGCGTTTTCTCTCCAGCAAGAATCTTGCGTCTACCACTGACAGAGAATAGAAAACCCAAGGGAATAACCAAAGCAGAAGTCTTACAGCCCACCATTCTCGAACAAGAGTTTTCTCTGCAAAAACTAGCCGGTTTCGATTTCAGTGAAGACTATCACCTATCAGACGAATCGCTTAAAAAATATCCAGCACCAGACATGGACGGGGTTTTGAAAGAGTGCGAGTTCATAAAATACTGCAAAGAAAACCAGGACAAAATCAACGAGCCACAGTGGTACGCACTACTATCAATTCTCGGACGATTGCCAGATGGGGAACTTCTAGCGCACGATTTTTCAAAAGAGCACCCAAATTACTCAGAGACAGACACTAAGACAAAATTCGAGCAAGCGGTCAGTGCCTCTGGACCTCGCACTTGTAAAAATGTCCAGTCCCACTGGGGCAAATGCCAGGGGTGTAAACACTGGGGAAAACTCACAAGCCCAATACTGATCAAAGGACCGAACTATATCCCTACCAGAGCCACCGGTTTCCACAACATTATCAACGGTAAGGGAGGGGTGAAGATTGTTCCTAACTATGAAGATTTGAGAAAATTCTTCGAGATGGAAACACAATATAGGACACAAAACCCTAGCCAAATCGTCTATGGATTTAATGGAAAACATTTCGAAGAAGTTTCCACTGCCACCATCTACAACTTCGCTCAAACCCACTTCAAGCCACTTGCTAAGGAAAACATGCGAAGCGAGTTCAACAAACTCGTCTGCTGCACAAGACTCGAGCCCACCGAGTTTTTTTCTGTAAAGAAAAAGATCAACCTACAAAATGGTATCCTTGACTTTCAAAACATGAATCTTCTTCAACACACTCCCACTCTGGGGTTCAGATATGTTCTACCCTATGCCTATGACCCCAAAGCCGACTGCCCACGGTTCAAGCAATTCATGGACGAAATTACGGGAGGAGACAGGGAGATTTCCAGAGTATTGCTAGAGTTTTTCGGCTACGCCCTAAGTGGTGACGAATACTGGCTACATAAAGCACTGATCATGACGGGTGAGGGTGCCAATGGTAAATCAACCTTGCTCTGGTGTCTGTCCCAGCTTGCAGGGATAGGGAACTACTCTGCCCTATCAATGTTCGATCTAGAAAAAGAAACAAATCGCTACTTACTTGACGGAAAGTTGTTCAACATTTCTGAGGAAACTCTTAGCAAAGCATTGTTTGAAACCAGCAACTTTAAGAATTTCTCCTCTGGTGGTGAGGTGCCAGCAAGACAACTTTACAAAAATCCGTATTTCTTTTTCAATATCGCCAAACTGATTTTCACTTGTAACGAGCTGCCGCCAACACTGGACACTTCCAAGGGGCTTGCACGACGCTTGCTTATAGTTCCTTTCAAGCAATGCTTCGAGGGAGAGCGAGAAGACAAACACTTGAAAGACAAACTTCTGCTGGAGTTGCCAGGGATTTTCAACTTGTGCCTTGGGGGATACAAAAGACTTCTGGAGCAACAAAACTTTACCAATTCTAAAGAAATCGAAGCGGAAACCAGAAAATATGTCGAAAGCCAGGACCATGTAGGTACTTGGGCAACTGAAAATATCTTGGTTAACGGGGATTGGGAGAAATTTACTGCTGTCCAAAAAATCTATGGTCTTTACAAAATAGAGATGGAACAGAGCAACATTAGGCCACTTAATCAGGTTGACTTTGGGCGTAAATTGTCACGACACGTTGATAAATTCCAGGAAAGAATCGTTACTAAGCGCGTTGATGGCCGTCCTGCAAGGGTTTTACGCGGCGTGTTTCTCGACCAGGACTAGGATTTTGAACTGTGTCATTTGAAAAACTGTAGCAATTTAGGATATTTAGAATGTGTAATGGATGTAATGGATGTAATGGATACATCCGTTACACAAAAGCCCTATCTTTTCGCATATTTCCAACTTGTAACGGATGTAACGGATATATCTCTTTAAAGATTTATAAAAAATAAGAGTGGTGTAAAATATTAAAAAGATATGAAAGGCCTTTTCTCCGTTACATCCATTACAAACGTATTTAAGTTATTGGTTATACTAAAGAAACTGGTGTAATGGATAAACGAAAACGATCCGTTACATCCGTTACATCCGTTACACTCGGTTTTTTAGGAGAAAATAGATTTTTGGCGTGAATCGCCTGAGTTTTAGAAGTTATAGGGGTATTTCGGAGAAATCAAGAAAAAAATTAGACTAGCTTTTTATTTTTGCGTTGTGGCAAGATATTTCTAAGTCGATTTGTTACGTTATTCATAAAGGTTGGGTTATGGAGACTAGAAACATCAAGTTTGTTGCCTACTTAAGATTTCGTGGAGTTTTTCCGACAAAGATTGAAAGACTTGCCAAGGGGCGGGCTAAATATTTCTTCACAATGGAAACAGCAGAGTGGGAGAAATGGAAAGCCGAATTCGACCGCAGCGAGTTTTTGCGTTACGCACAATGCTTGGACGCAGTTGTTGATTTGGCCTACTAGAGTCCTAGAGGAATAAATGTCAGAGAGAAAACTTACTCCATTGGAGCAACGATTTCTTGAGGAATATCCAAAAGATTTTTGTGCTTCTCACGCTGCTCGCCGCGCCGGATATGCTGGCAATAATCCAAGTCAGCGTGGCTATCAACTCTATAGCAAGCTTCATTCTGAAATAGAAGCATTGAAACGCGACTCGATTCGCACAATAAAAATTGAGCGCGAAGAGTTACTTGAGGAATTAAAAAGACTCGCCCTTAGTCCGAATCATAGAGACTTGGCGAAGATAAAAGCACTAGAAATGTTAACCAAATATTTAGGAATCATTGATGGACAAGGAGCTGATAGAAGAAATCCAGAAAATGCCAATAAGCGACTTTCTGAGCTTGTTAGAGGCTACCGAGACAGATTGCGAAATGAAGGTTCAGGCAATACGGGCGAGATGTGAAAAAGACTTTGAGACTTTTTGCTATCTCTTTTTTCCTCACTACGCCAAATATCCTTTTAACCAATTTCATCGTGATTGCTTTGAATTTTATCGAGACCACACAAGAGGTATTAGAGTCATTGATGGTGCGCCTCGCGGTTATGCAAAGTCAACGGTCAAGGGTTTATTCAAACCGCTCCATGATCTCGCTTATGGACTTGAGAACTATATCCTTTACGTTTCGTGTACAGAGTCCCAAGCTGTTGCAAAGCTCAAAGATATTCGGGCTGAAATCGTTACTAATGATGGCCTATTTGCTACTTATGGAATGCAGTTTTCGCGCAAAAATCCTGGGGAATCGAGCTTTACTATTATTAGTTCAGATCAAGAAATCTTTCTTCAGGCAGTTGGCTCTGGCACTGAGATTCGTGGGTTGCGATTTCATGAAAACAGGCCGAGTAAGATTATTCTGGATGACGTTGAGGACTCCGAAGAAGTTTTTAACGAAGAAATCAGAGACAAGGTCAAGAGCTGGTACTTTGAAGTCATTTCAAACCTTGGTTCAAACGAGACTAACATAGAAGTTATTGGTACGGTTCTGCACAAGAAGTCTTTGCTGAAATCTCTTGTGGAAAACCCTGCGTATAAGTCGAAACTCTACAAAGCAGTGGTGTCCTGGGCCGATAGGCAAGATTTGTGGGAACAATGGCGCAAGATCTACACTAACCTTGATGATCCAGAACGAGTCTTAAAGTCAGATCAGTTCTACAAAGACAACGAAGTCGAGATGCTCAAAGGCACAAAAGTTTTGTGGCCTGAAAAAGAGTCTTACCTTTTCCTTATGAAAGAAATGATAGAGAAGGGCAAGAAAGCCTTTTTCAAAGAAAAGCAGAACGAGCCCATCGGTGATGAGGACACTCTCTTTGACCGAATTCATTGGTATCACGAGACGGACAAGGGTCTTTTAATCGAGTCTAGTGGGGCTATCGTTACTTGGGACGAGCTGACAGCCTATGGTGTTATTGACCCGGCAACGGGAGAGTCTAAGAAAAAAACAAAGACGAAGCTAGACTTCACTTGTCTACTTTCTGGCTATCAGGACTTCAAGGGCCGTCTTTTCGTGCATAAGGACTGGACTAAGAGGGAGAAGCCCACGCGCTACATCAGCGAGATTTTCGAACATCATGAGGTTATGGGCTATGAGAAGTTCGCAGTCGAGACCAACCTCTACCGAAACCTTCTTATGGAAAACATTGTCAGGGAAAGAAAGAATCGTGAAGCGGAGCGTAAAACAGCAGGAGTTAAGAATTGGGGCTTGAGAATACCGTTTTACGAGATTGAGAATAGGGATAAGAAAGAAAAGCGTATTTTTACATTAGAGCCTAAAGTTACGCACGGGTGGATTTTGTTCAATCGTTCGCTTAGTATGGAATTCATGGATCAGGTCGAACATTTCCCTAACGGGGATCACGACGACGGTCCAGACGCTTTAGAAATGCTCTGGGGCTTGGTTAACAATCGTTACAAACCGAGTCCTGTTGAGCTTAATGCGATTGGGGCGAGGTAATGAAGATTATCTTTAGAAAAATTGGATCTAGAATTATCCCCATAAGAATTTCCTCTGTGAAGCTTGCTACTGGCTCTAATTTCTACAAAGAGCGCAAAGTTACTGCCTCTATACTCGAAAAAGGTAAGAGAATATTTGCTGGCAGTGCGATAACTCAGCATGGTGTAAGAAAAAAAGTAGCCACACTAAAAGACGTTAAGGTTGACCCAGTATTTCAGCGGTATGGCATTGGAACTGCTCTTTTTGAGCATGTTAAAGAGCTTTTTGGAAGGGCTGGAACTAGGTTTCTTCGTAGTGATGGGATTATTCATCCTGCACAGGTTAAAATTCGCTCAAAGTACAAAACTAAATTTCTTGGCAAGGGCTATGGTTCTTACGGAGAAAAAAGTAGGCTTGTTGGATTAAACGAAGCGTTTGACATAGTTAAGCCAATGAAAAAAGCAGACGATTACCGTATTCTTCAAGCCTCAACAAGGTTATCTAAGAAATGGCGAAGGGGTAAATAATGACACAGGTTAGAGAGCGATTTGCTCAAGTATTCACCAGATCAAGCCAAAGAGTAGCTAATGTCTTAGGCATTGTTGCTACTCAGGACTTGGCTAATGCTAAAGTTAAGAAATTCCGCAACGATATGCTAGAAGTCTATGATGCGTACTATGAAAATAGGCAATATGCGGGCCTTTGCACTTGGGAAATCCCTGTAGATTCTGAGTATATCCCTGTAAGAAAGCGTCAACCCCTGTTGCAGTTGTCTTTGGGAAAAACTCTCTGCACTAGAATCGTGTCCAAACTCATGGGACACAATACCTTCCCAACATTGAAGGTAGAAGACGACCCTGACACAGAAATGTTTATCAAAACTATAGTTCAGACCACAAAGTTAGAATCGAGACTTCTCGAGCCTATGCGCAGGCTTTTCGCCTCTGGCTCTGTGCTTGTACGCTTTTCAGTGATTAACGGGTTCTACAAAGTAGAGCATTTTCTCTCAAAATACTGCTATCCAGAGTTCGACGTTTTGGGAAATCTTCAGTCTGTTATGATTCGCTATGTTTATGAGGACTTTTCTGAACTAGATCAGAAGGGCGCTCCTAAGCAGAAGTGGTTTCGCATGGATCTAGGCCCTATCAAGGACGTTCTCTTTGATAACCCTCCCTATGACCCTATGGTAGAGCCGGTCTTTACTGAGAAGTCAGTAGCAGAGCATAACCTTGGCTTTGTTCAGGCCGAGTGGTTTAGAACATACGAAAACAGACATAGTCCAGACGGTCCTAGCCTTATCGCTGATGCCATGCCTTTCATTGATGACCTTAACTACTCTTTGTCTCAATCGAGCCAGGCAATTGCTTACAATCAGGACCCACAGCTTACGATTAAGGGCCTTGATGAGGATGAGCTAGACAAGCTTGTTAAGTCGAGCATGAAAGCTTGGAATTTGGGCAAAGAGGGAGAAGCTGGCTTTATCGAGGCAGGCATGACTGGAGTCAAGGCTGCTATGGAAAACCGGGACAAGATGAAAGTGCTCTTGCAAGATATTGTGAGAGTAACGCTTCTTGACCCTGAGAAGATGAGCGCCACTGCTCAGAGTGGTAAGGCTATGGAAGTGCTCCATGGTCCTATGGTGGAGTTCATCTGCGAGATGAGACCACTACTAGAAGAAAAGCTTGTTTCTTTGGTAACAAAGATGGCACTTGCTACTTTGATGCTTAACAAACAGGGAGTGCAAACTCAGATTGCTATTCCACCAGGGTATGAACCACAAAGCCTTAATGTGACAGTGCTTTGGCCAGAAGTTTTCCAAAAAACAATTGAAGATCTACAAAAGAAGGTCAGCATTGCCTCAACTGTGTCTAGTGCTAACCTAATCTCTCGGGAAACAATGCTGAAATGGATAGCCAAAGACTTCGACGTTGAGAACATTGAGGAAGAAGTTGCCAAGATAGCTGCACAACCAGTCTTTAATCCATTTGGTGGAGGATTTTAATGGAATCGTTTAGGGATAATCCTAATCCACCTAGAGTGCGCTTCATACGCGTACACGGGAGAGTTATCCCTATTGTGAACAACAAGAAAAGCTTGCTTGGCTCTAAAATGATCTCTGACAGGCTCGAGGAAATGCGCCAAGAGGTGCAACATGCTGAGCGCGGTATGCGTGGGGTAGGCTACAACGAACATGGTGAGGCAGTTAAAAACTTCGCTACTCGCTCAACATTCCCCCCTTGGTACTCTCACCATGGTTTCAAGAACAAAGAGCAGTTCTACAAAACCATAGACAATCTAAAGTCTAGGAAAAGAATTGGACTAGAAGAGCAGGCAGTGGAAGACCTTTCTAAGGGTTACATGACTAGCTTTGGGAGGGTTCCACCAAGTCTTGGTTTTAAGGTAGTTACAAGGCAAGTCTATGACAATCGCGGGGTAACTTTTAGGCGCATTGATGGTCTTGTTAGGCCTATGCACTTTAAGAAAGACGAAGAGGTGCCATTTTGAAAAACAAGCCTGGCTTTTTTAATCGTAACTTGGAAAGACTCGCGTTTACCGGTTCTGCTATAGCTATGGCGGGGAGACGCACAACTCTTGGTCGTGCTGTTGGCACAGGAGTTCAATTGTTAGGCACTGTAGGTCTTGTACAACGAACAGCACAGGCTGAAAAAGGAAAAAGACTCGGGACATTTGCAAAGGGATACCTTAGCCAGTTCGGTGCTGGATTAGGTGGAGCTGTTGCTGGAGGTATTGCTCCTCTTGGTGTTAGCTTCGGACTTCGTAAGGCTAGCCACAGTGTTTTGAGAGTGGCTGCTAAAACAAGGGCAGCAAAAATGGCAGCAGGAGGCCAACCCTTGGCTAAGGTTATATGGCGAAGAATTCGTGGGCGCATGGTTCCTATTAAGCCGAAATTTGGAGGATACTTAAAATGAGCTTTATTTCAAAAACAGGAAAGTTAGCGTCGTTTCTGACAAAGACTTCCTTTCGTAGGAAAGCTAGTCTTGTCGGCGTAGGCATTGCCTCTGGTGCAGCAGCAGGGTTTTCTTCTGGTATGCCAGGACATAGGAAAGATTACGCTAAAGAGGGTGCTATGACGGGTGGACTTCTAGCCGCTGGATCTATCTTCGCTGCTGGAAAAGCTATGAAGGGTGCTGGAAAAGCTATGAAGGGTGCTGGAAAGCTGGCCACAGGAGCAAAGACTGTTTTTAGGAGAATTCGCGGGAGAATTATACCGATTAGGGTGAAATGATGGAAAACCAAGTTATCTATCGAAGGATTAGGGGCAGAATTGTCCCAATCAAGTTAGACCGTAAAAAACAGATAGCATCAGGCGTTGGTTACGTTGCTGGTGGGGTGGCTCTTAGTGGAGCTTCTGCTGGTACTGCTGCCTACATGCTAGGTAAGTCTGCCTCTAAGGGAGTGAAGTCTAAAAGCTTTGCTACAACTGCTAGCTGGCTCTATGAGGCAAGAAAACATCACCGCGCTACAAAGCTAGAAAAGCTTTTCACTCCAAGATTCACTGCCAATGCTTTCAAACTTGGAAAAAGTTCCTTAAAATTGGCCAAAATGTCCAAATATCTCTATACCGGCGGCCTACTTGCTGGAACTATTCTTGCTGGTACAGGAATACAGAAAATAATGGGACAAAAAGGCTCAGAACCAACTGTTAAGAGCAATCTTGCTTACGACGTTGGTGGCATGGCAGTAATTGGAACTTCTAACTACGGCTTTGTGAAAATGTTCCAGAAAATGAAGGGCTTCAAAAACATTAGAAGGCTATTAATCCTAAAATGAGTTTCTTCACAGACCCGAAAGTACAAGATATTGTGCAGGGCAACATTAAAAAGGTAGAAAAGCTAGAAGCTAAGGAAGCTGAGAGGATGCTTACTACTTTTAAGAAAGTTCGGGGAGATTTACAGGAAAGACTTTTATTTGCTAATGAGGGGACATTTACAGAACAGCACTTGAGAGTTAGCCTTGTACAGGTAGACGCTGTTTTGCAGGCACTAGCAGAAAGACTTAAGGTAGACATCGGCGAGGGTGCTCAAAAACTTGGTGAACAGGGAGTTGAGGACTTAAGTGAAGAAATCGAGCGTTTTTCTAGGTACTTCGGTGGTTCTACTATACCTATCCCTCTTGATACTATCGCTATTAGTCTTGACACAACAAATTACCTAATCAATCGCTATGAATCTTCGATAGACGCTTATAGTGGAGCGTTGCGGCAACAAATAACCCAAGGGCTTACAGAGTCTTTGATTGCCAGGGACAATTTCTCTACTGCTGTCTATAAGCTGCAGCGTTTTATGAAGGGCGAAGAGTGGCGGGTCCAGCGAATTGCTAGGACAGAGCTACATAATGTCTACAACTTGGCCAAGCAGAACGGTATGGAAGAGGCCCAGACAACAATCCCAGACTTGAAGAAATCCCTATTCCATCCGATGGATAACAGGACTGGTGAGGATAGTAAGTTGGCCGCTAGGATGAAATTGGTTGTGGACATAGACGAGCCATTTTCTTACACTTTTAATGGAAAGCGAAGGGTTTATATGGTTCCACCAGATAGGCCTAACGACCGATCAATACTTGTTCCTTACCGAGAGTCTTGGAACAAATAACGGGCCAGGTGCCCAAGGAGTTAAGTTATGCCAGAAGTTACAGAAGAACAAAGGAAAGCTGCGTCTACTGAGACACCGCCTCCACCTGCTCCTGCGGGGCAGAAGAAGGCCGGGGAAGATGAAGAGCCCGATGGCTCTAATTGGTCAGATGACGTTAAATCTTACGTTTCCAAACTGCGCAATGAAAATGCTTCATGGCGCAAGAAGGTGCGTGAGTTCGAGGCCAAAACAACTACGTTAGAAACAAAGTTGGGAAGTTTCGAGTCAGGTTTGAAGAAGTTGGTAGGTGGTGAAGAAGACGATAAGACTTCTCCTGAAGAGAAGTTGACGATTTTGGAACAAACCCGCCAAGGTTTAGAATTAGAAAACGCAATTTTAGCTTCTGCCGTTGAAAACGGCATACCTGCTGATCAGTTCGAATATTATTCGTTTCTGCTCAATAACAGGTTTGCTAAGCTAGAAGAGAACGAAGAGTTGAGTGAAGAAATGCTTGAAGAAGTAATTTCTAAAGTGAAGGGTAATGTTTCTGCTGGTGCTAAAAACACTAGTGTTGAGGGTAGCAATACACCTAACCCAGAAAGCACTCCCGGAACAGTTACCTTGGAGCAATTCAAAAACATGAGCATGACTGAAAAGTCTGTTTTGTTTCAAAAGAATAAAGATCTTTACAATTCTCTTTTCTCCCAAGCCAAAGCGAAGCGACTTTTACTTTAAGGAGTAATTTATGCCCGCTACACAAAGTTCAGATTTTGTTTTTGAGCCGAAGGTATGGAAAGACCATATCCAAGCTTATTTTGACCGTAAACTGGTTTTCGGTGCCCTCGCAGTGATGGACTCTACTCTCACGCAAGCGCCTGGTGAAACCGTCAACTTCCTCTATTTCAAGAAAATTGGCGATGTTGAAGAGCCCGCAGAAGACGAAGGCCTTGTTGTTGACAAGCTTTCCGACGATTCTTTCAGCGCGACTGTGAAAGAAGTTGGCAAAGCTGTTGGCATTAAGAAAAAAGCTTTCAAAAAATCTGCCGCTACCAAAGAGCGCATCATTTCTGAAATCCAGTCACAACTTGCCACGGTTCACGCCGAAAAAGTTGATAAAGACCTGATTGCTGAAATCGCTACCTCTGGAAACTATACCGATGGCTACACCGCCACTGCCGCCGCCAACACGATGTCAGTGAGTGTTTTGAATCAAGCCAAAGTCGTTGCGTTTGGTGACAAACACACCGATGCGGTTGCAGTTCAAATGCACAGCCTTCAGTATATGGACATGATGAACAATACCACGACCGGTTTCTTGAGTGCCGATGCTACTGACCCCATGTTCGGTCAAGCTGGCTTCCAAGGACGCTTGTTGGGTATGGCCCTTTTCGTGTCTGATTCTTGCCCCGCTGGTTCCACGGTTGATTCTAAGAATACTCGCTATGCGTTTATTCATAAAATGAACCCCTACGGAATCATGCTGAAGCAAGACATGGAGCTGGAAAGCGACTATGACCTTCTTCAACGCGAGTGGGTGTTTACGTCAAACCAATGGTACGCAGTGAAGTCTTTTCACGCTAAAGTTAGCGCGGACGACAAAAAGACTTGCCGTATCTTAACCACCACTTCAGTTTAAGGAGAAAGCCATGAGTTTAGATAATGCACAAAATCCGCATATTATTCGAGTTCCACTTGGTGTTGTCTCTGCTGACACCACTTTCAAAGCTTGTACTCTTGGGACGAAAAAGGCAGTTGTGAAAAGCGTGAAAATCGTTGATCCCACTGGCTTGGCCGCTCATGATACGAACTATGTGAAAGCTCAACTCAAAAAATCGAGCACATTGCTTGCCGAATGGTCAACCAAGTTGACCGGTGGCGAGGGTGCTTTGGTTGCTGGTACTTGGGCCACTATGCCCGAGGCCAACATTGAAGTTGACGGGGGAGACCTCGACGTTGTTATTGACATCGAAGCTTCTGGTGCTCTGACTGCTGGGTCAGTTGCCCAAATCGAGATGTACTACGTTTAATCGTTTACCTTTTCGGGGGGGAGCTTTAAGTTCCCCTCCGTCTTTATTATGTTAGGAGCATGTTATGAGTGTTACAATGAGTCGAAGAAGACAGAAAACAGAGCTGGCCAAAAAGAAGAAGTCTGCTAAGGAAGAAAAAGAGCCTTTGCAGTATGAACCAGCGAAAAACTTAGGCGGTAAGCATGGCACTAACCGATTTCCAAAAGCACGAAACAGTTAGGCACTTAGGTTGGTCTGGAAAGACCTTAATAGCCACTTCAACACACTACAATTCTATTGTTAACTCTCGTCTTAACAATCTCAATTCGGAAATCGAGCGACAAGTTGCAGGTATTCTTAAACGTCTAGAGTCTATCGAGACACAAATGGACTCTGCTAGGTGTAGGCTTGCTGCGAGCGAGGTTAACGGTATTGTTATGAACGAAGAAGAGCTTCGCTTGCTTACCAAGGAGTATTGGAAGTGGTTACGAGCACTTTCAGATCTTCTAGATATTAAGATTGAGAAATCCAAAGGAACTGGTGACGTTGGAGTTGTGGTTTGACCTGCCCAAAAAAGAAGTGCGACATTCTTGAAGCATTGACCGGGTGTATAGACGAAATCCTAGCTATCCCTGGGGCTATGGGTGCGGTAATCCATGACGTTTACCTTCTCACGCGCACATGGCAGGGGGGAGAGCCTGGGGACGGACATGCTGTTGATGTTGTCGAAGAAGTTCTGCCCACTCCACAGATTGTAGACGTTGCACACGATGTCAGACTTACAGAAGCAGGCGCTATCAAGCAGGGCGATCTGATCATTAAGAATATTTCGAAGAATCGCTACCCTACTGCTGACATAGTAGACTGCTCCACTGAAGACAAGAGAGTAGAGAAGTTCTACTTGATTGACGAAAAGGTTTACCAAGTAATTCATGTCAAAGAAGGTTATCTAACTTGGGATGTCCATATTAGGAAGCTCAAGGACGATTCTACATATAACGTGTACGAGGGGAGATAGTTGTGGAAAAAACACAAGGGGTTAAATTTGTTCGTATTCATGGAAGAATTGTGCCTATCAAAGGCAAAGGTTCTGCTCCCAAGGGAGTGTCGAAGCGATACGGAGCTAAGAGACAGGTAACTAAATCTTCTTCTCTTGGTGCTGGTGTAGGCTTAGCTATTGGATCAGCAGCAGGAACAGTTTTTGGCAGAAGAAGTTCTCTTGCTGGTATGGCGTTTAACGCTGCTATTGGTGGACTATCTGGAGCTTTCCTTGGAAAGATTAAAGTTGGAAAAAAAGGAAAGGGAGAGTCTGACAAGCAGGCTGCTGACCGAATGTATAAGGGTAAATTCTAGTGACAAAGACTGTCAGGTTAGAAAACTTTGCTAGCGAGCTTAAAGAGTGGTCAAATGCCACGATTGATAAGCAGCGCGCAGCAGTTCAAGGTGGTATTATGCAAAGCATACCTGACCTAGTGGCAGCCTCCCCTGTAGATACTGGCCTTTATGCTGCTTCCTGGGATTTCACTATTGACGAGAAGTCTGCAATCCTTGGGAACTATGCGCCACATGCTGCTATTATCGAGCGCGGAGCTAGACCTTTTACCCCACCGCTAAAGCCATTATTGGCTTGGGCGAAAAGAGTGCTAAAGTCTGCTAGTCAACCTCCCGAATATGATGACAGGGTGTGGGCGTTGGCGAGGGGAACACAAAAGAAAATCAGCGAGCATGGTATAGAGCCGAGACACATTTTGGAAAACATGCTTCCACAGATTTTGGAAAATATAAAACAGGAGCTTAAAAAACTTGGCTGACAGATCCACTAGAGAAAATTTGAGCGAGTGCATTGTTAAGCAGTTGCAGAAATATCTGAAAAACGAAGTGCGTGAGCTGCGTCAGGTGATAGACGAGTGGCCTAACGAAAACTACAAACTAACCATGCCCTCTGTGTCTATTATTACAACGAGCACAGAGTTCAGGCCCGAGCTGACCTACCAAAGTCTAACCGGCACAATCACAAATCATAAGGCAAAAGACCTCTACTGCGTTGGCTTCTACGACGTTAAGCTGCAACTCGATGTTTGGGCCAAAACCAAAGAAGAACGAAACGACATATTTGACCTTTTATTCATTGCGTTAAACAAAAATATCAGTCCTATGGGACTTTCTTTACAGTTAGAGGACTATTACAATCAATGGTGTCAGTATTTGTTAGTGGGCCACAACATAGCGGACTCTGAGGAAAGAAATCAGAGGAACGAGTGGAGGGTGACCATTGACTTACTAGTTAATTGTAAGGCGATAATGGAGAGAACAGACAGCATCATGACCAATGTCGATCAAGATGAGTATGATGTTAGCGAAACTGTAACAATTCCAGATTAGGAGAAGAGCATGGGAATTTTTAGAACTAATGACCCAACACAATACGATGATGTTGATGGCATTATTATTGACGAGTCAGCGCCACCGCCAAGTATTCAAGGTGTGGCAACGAACATTGCTATCCTTGTTGGGCAGTTCCAGCGAGGCCCGGTTGAACTAACTGGGGTTGGTTCAATTGGTGAGTTGCATGAAGTTTACGGGAAATCGTACTTTTCGGGCAACCAAGCACTTAAAAGCAAGAAGTTTGGACGCTTGCGCATCATCCGAGTGACGGCTGCTGCGGCTGTTAAAGCTTTCAAAACTTTCAACGATGGTGGCGGTACTCCTGTAGACATTATCAAGTTTACAGCGAAGTATTTCGGCGCATATGGAAACAGTATCAAGGTGACTATCGCCGCTGGTTCTACTTCTGGAAGGAAGTACACCATCGAAGATACGAGCACATACGCTGTCCTTCCCAAGGAAGTCTATGATAACGTAGTGGTCACAGCGATTGACCCCACCACATTCTCAGGCTCAAAGCTTGTTGATGTGACGGTTCTGGCTACTACTGCTGAGCCTGCGGTTGCCGCTGCTACAGCGTTGGCAACGGGAGCAGATGGCACGGTGGCAGACACCGATTACCAAACAGCTATCGCCAAAGCAGAAGTAGAGCTTTCCGGTAACATTCTTTTCTTGGACTCCTACACCGATACAAGAAACGGTTATCTGAAAACTCATGCTGCTAACACACAAGACAAAATGGTTATTGTGTGCGGTGACGAGACAGACGATAAGGCAGCAGCCATTACTGATGTTGCTACTTATCGGGATGCAGATGGACGAATTATCTATGGATGGCCATGGGTTCAGACCTCGATTGACGGGACTCTGACCTATACCAACCCAGCTTCATGGATTGCCTCTATCATTTCTCAAACCAGCCCACACATTGACCCGGCCTACGCTGCTAACACGCAATTCTTGTCAGGAGTCACTGACCTGAAATATAAAGTTAACCGCCAAGCCTACATTGACCTTAAGGAAGCTGGAATTTGTGCTCTTGAGTACGACCCAGACATTGGCTTTAAGATCAAGTCGGGTATTGTTACCCAGATTGCTAATTCTTCGAAAATCACAATCTTGCGCCGTAGGATGACAGACTTCCTCACGGTTTCGATTGCTCGATTCTTGAAGACTTACCAAAATGGTCCGAACACGCAAGAAAAGCGCACAGAAGTGAAAGCGCAGATCTTGGACTTCATTCAACGCTTGGAACTGGACAAGGTTCTTCCAACTGATGACGAAGTTCAGACTGGTAAAGCGCACTTGGTAGATACTGAGAGCCTTAACACTGATAGTGTTATCGCTTCTGGTATGTTCAAGATTCTTTACAAACAACGCATTTACAGCGCCATGAGGTTTATCGTGCTTCAAGCAGAAGTCGGTGAGTCTGTGGTTGTAACAGAAGCAGAATAAGGAGATAAAACATGGCAAACCCAAGTATTCGAGGACATCAGGGCCAGTTTAAGATTTTCGAAAATGGGCAGCTTTCGAACGTCGTTGACATTACCAGTGTTGACGTTTCGCAAGAGTCCAGCTTTCAGAAAACTTACTATGTTGGCCGTCCTGTCCCAGAGGGAGACCAAACCATTGAGGGATGGTCTGGAAGTATCGAGATGGAAGTCAAAAATGCTTCCGTTGACGAGTTCATTGACGCGCTTGTTGCTAATAACCTGAACGGTATTGGTGTTAGCGACTATACGTTTATGACGACTGAATATTATGCTGATGGAACGACAAAATCGTATGTTTATTTTGATGTTCAGTGGAAGATGAGCCGGAAGCAAGCTGGCCTCACTGAAAAGATGACCAAGCGGCTTGATTTTCAAGCCTCTGGCCGTATTGCAGTTTAATTACTTATCGGGGCAGGGTAGAAATACTCTGCTCCACTTTTAGGAGTTACGTTATGGAAAGAACTATGGTTCATAGAGTTACGCTTGGAACTGGAAAGGTTGTGCTGCTTAGGGATCTTATGATTAAGCATCAAGACCTTGCTATTTCCGCAGCTTCAAGGCGAGTCTCGAGCGATAACAAAGCCGAGCTTGCTGTTGCTATGCAGAAGGAGCTGATTAAGCTCTTGGTTGTTCAGATTGATTCGAAGCAGCCTACTGCCATTGAGATGGAAAACCTAGATGGAGTTTTCACTTATGGCGAGTATATGCAACTGGTTCAGGTTCTAGAGAAGCTGACCGGAGGGTTTTCCGAAATGGGAAACTTCCAAATAGAAATGTTGCCCTCTGGAGGCACATAGCTTGGTTGTGTCGCTACACTAGTCTTAGGCCAAAAGACTGTTTAGAGTTAACGCCTGAGCAGATGCGAGTGGTTACAGAGACGCTGGAGTATATACTAAGCAGAGAATCTGGGGAGCACTCTTGATAGACAAAATCTTTAATGTCATTACTGAGTTCAGGTTCGAAGTAGGCAGTGCGGTAGCCAATTCCCAACAACTTTCTGGTGCTGTCGATCAGGTTTCAAACTCTGCTAACCAGGCGCTAATATCATTTCAAAAACTAAGTCTTGGAATCGTGTCCAATTTCCTTGCCGGTCCTGGTGGAGGTATTCTTGGAGTCCTTTCCACTGCTATAGATTCTAACCAGGAATTTTTGAAAAGCCAGGTGGCGCTAACAAATGCTCTTGGACGCGGAGCTGGAACATTTGAAGAGAGAATGGGCTTTGCTGCTACAGAACTAGAAAAGATGAATAAATTAGCGAAGGGTTTCGCACTGCCCAGTAAAGACTTGGTAGACATTACCAAGACTCTACTGCCCATGATGCGTAACGAGATGGGACCAACACAGGGCATGCAGAAGAGTGTCCAAATGGGAAGATTCTTCTTAAAAGCTGCTCCTACTCTTGGTATTGATCCACAAGAAGCAATGGGACAGTTACAACGAGCTGTTGGTGGTTTCGCTAGTGGTGGCGATACAATGTTTAGGATTTTGACAGCAGATACCAAGGTAATGAAAGAGTTCTTGGGGCAGACAGAGAAATTCAATAAGTTACCTTTCGCACAACGAGTGCAACTTTTAACTAGTGCATTTGAGCAATTTGGATCTGAAACAAAAGTTTTAGAAACAATGGTAAGCACAGTTTCAGGACAAATGCGTATATTGAAAGAAAATTTTGTAGGAATGTTTTCTATTCTTAAGCCACTGGGAGACGTTGCCTCTAAAGTTGTTGTTAGAGCACTAGACGAGTTGAATAAATTTTTGAATACGATTGGGAGATCAATAGTAAAAAACATTGCATTTGCTATCTCACCATTTGCTAATAGCCTTGAAGGTCTATTCGCCCTTATGTTTCAACTTGCAAACCTTCGAGCTGATGTTTTGTCGGCTGGAAAGATATTGGCTTTTATTGGTTCCATGCTTGTGCTTGGCGAAGTTCTTGAGTTTTTTAAGATAAAAATACCAATAGTAACTGCGCTATTAACTAACTTTGGGAAAGCTATCGCATTTTTGGAAGGGCCACTGCTTGCTGCAAAGGCAACCAAAGGGTTTAAGTTTTTCGCAAATGGTGGTTGGCTGGCCGGGGCTACTCCTATGACAAGAATGTTGCTTTTTATTCCCAATGTTTTGAACAAGATAACATTCTACGCTAGTCGGTTCTTAGCTCCATTGTTCTTGCTAGTGTTTGCTTTCCAGTTGATCAGCAGATCAATAGCTCATTTCAAAATTGCTTTCGCGGAAAGAGTCGCTGTTTTTATAGACCGTTTGACACAGGTTGGAGCGATATTTGCTAGAATAATCGCTGTTTTCGATGATGGTTTTGACAGGCTTGCAAGAATTTTGGCACTTAGTCCTATTATGGATCTTGCTTTCAAAACGCTGGAAGTAATAGCGTCAATAATCGAATGGATATTATTTAGATTTGCAGCCGCAATGGGTGGATTTCAAGGGCTTACCTTGGCAGTAATGGAGTTTTTCTACCAAATTTACAATGTTGTAACTACTGTTTTACCAGAGCTTATCAAGTTCATCCAGGGTGCATTTAATCCACTAACATTAGCAACTGGTGGCCCATCGACCGAGGGCCTAGCTAACGCGTGGAAAAGCGTAGACTTTGGAAAAGTTGGCGAGATTTTCAACTATGGACAAGAAGATATGTACGAGAGAATATACGGTAAAATCGAGAGCGGAGAACTGATCGCTCAGACCAACAATGAAATTCATAAGATGGAAGTTAATTTCGACATTAAAGAAAAGGTAGAACCTGACAGGATTGCTTTCACACTGCAAGAAGTTCTAACAAAGGCTAGTCAGAACAGAAGTTCTGCGCGAGGGCGCGGGTACGCTCCCACGGGCAACTTCGCACAATAGGAGCTTATGGGGTTACTTGATTCTGCAAAGGAAAGACTAGGAAGTGGCTTTGAAGCTTTTGGACAAAAGTTTATTGCTGTCCTTCCAAAAGAACCACCAGATATGCGCTCCGCACTTAACAAGAACGATTACCCTGGTGGGTTTGTTGTAACTGAAATCAGAAACCAACAAGAGCTTAAGCCAGAAGAAGGTTATGGGATAAAACTTATCGGCACCATGATGCCTCACCAGCCTTTCACATTTGGTGGAACACAGAAAATTGTCAAAGATTACTACCCTGGCTATGCAGAGCCAACGGTTCACGTTCTCGGGCCTCAAGAAGAAAATGTTACTATTAAGGGAAGACTCTACACCAAGAGGATAAAAGCTCCACCTCCCCCCAGTGGTCCATTGGATCTTAAAAAGGTCGGGGACTCTATCAACGGGGCTGTGGACGCGCTCAATCCTTTCTCTGACAAAGAGGGTGGGGCTAGTGGAGCAGCGAAAAAGAAAGAACAAGAAGACAAAAGAGACTTTTATCGTTTCGCGATGGCAGTGCAAGAACAGATAGAAGCAATCCGGGTACGCGGGCACTTGCTTAAACTTCAGATGGGTGAGTGGCAACGCTATGGCTTTATGGAGTCTGCCACGTTTGAGATGAAAACCATTGGGGATATTTCTTACTCGATTAACTTCATCATCATTGGATTTCGACCACCAACAAATTGCAAAATTTTGAAATATCAAGGGACAATTCCTTTCGATAAGAACAAAGAACTTATTGCTGCTGTGTCTACCATGATGGAAAAAAAGGACATTGTTCCAGCCAACATGCCAAAGAGCTTTGGCGATCAGATCAGGGATGGAATTGATTCAGTTGCGAAGATTGTGAATACTGCGACGGCTTTTGTCGATGTTGTAATGAACGAATACGATGACATAAAGTCCGCAGCAGAGAGAGCCATTGGTCTTTACAAGAACTGCCTTGCGTATGTTTCTAAAACTCAGCGAAGGATTGGAAATTATTCTGGCTATACTTCCAAGATCAGTGCTTTGAACGGAAGTGCGTCCAAGGTGACAACTGGGTACAATAATAGCAACTATCTAGACTCTGTTATGGTCTCGATGTTCTCGATTAAGCTCTTACTGCTACAACTCAGAGACCAGATGAAGGTTGTAGCTGCCACAGCTCCATTGGCAAGACACAGGGTTGTTTTTGGGGATACTTTACAGAAGATTGCTTTCAAATACTATAATGATGACTCGAAATGGACAGCAATATACGACCACAACAAGTTACAAGACACTGTGCTAGTTGTTGGGGCAGTGCTTGAAATTCCGAGGGCTTAATGAGTTATTTTTACCCACAGGCGGCTATTTTACTAAACGTAGTGTGGGAAGATTTCAACGACTCTACTAACGAAAGCCTACAAAAACTTTACACGATTCCGATTTCTGCAAGAAGCGTTACTGTGAACATCAACGACTATACCCAGGCAGATACTTTTTCGGCAGAAATTGATTACAAAAACTTTCCTTTCGACCCTAGAACAATTCGCTCCTGTGGCGTCAACATTTACATGGAAGACAGGGAAAAGCTTTTCAAATCAGATGGAAGCTTAGACCTACTTGTTCCTTCGTCCAAGAATGTTATTTTTCAGGGGTTTGTGGATACCGATAAGATAACACTAGACGAGAACAAACGCTCAGTATCCCTAGAGGGTAGGGACTTCACATCGCTTCTAATAGATCTGCAATACTTCGGAAATCCAGTGGCGATGGAAGGGCCTATTGGCCAAGTTATCCAGAAGTTGCTGCTAGAAAACAAGAGCACAGAAAAGATAATCGTTGAAAACAGAACCGGCGAGCCTCTTATAAATCTTTCCTCGCTAGCTATGGATTTCGAGAACACTTCCAATAAAAAGAACATCAGAAAAGACATGTCCTACTGGGACTTGATCCAGAGAATTGTGAACAAGTCTGCACTTATCGCTTACATAGAGCTGGACAAGCTGGTGATTACAAAACCCCAAAATCTTTTCTCGAAGAAAGATACCAAACTTTTCGTCTTTGGTGGAAACCTTTCAAGACTAGAGTTCGAGCGTAAGCTTGGGCGCATGAAGGGCTTTAACCTCCACATCATGTCGATGGACATAAAGAACAAGACTGTTATTGAGGCAAAGATCCCAGAAGAAGGTGAAGACGAGTGGATCAAGTCTTTGGGGATTAGGAAAGCTCCCGTTACTGTTGCCAAGATAGGCGCAGACGGTAAGCCATTGGTGGGTACAGACGCAGAACCAGCTCCCTATGTTATGTTCAAGGTGGCCGATATTCCCAGCAAAGAGCAGGTTATCAAGAAAGGCCAAGAGATTTTCGAAACAATGAGCAGGCAGCAGATAGAGGGAAGTCTTACAACTAGAGACATGAAGATTCCAGGAAATAATGGGACTTGCTTCGATGCTACTCAGTTTAGGACTGCTATTCCTATCGAAATAGGCATAGACCAAGGAGACCTGGCTGGGATTAACGTGCTTGTGGCTAAGAGCAGAGAATTGCAGCAACACAAAGGCCCAAACGACGAAAAAGACAAGGCGCTGGTTAAGAACAAGCAGTTAATCACCAATTTTCTAGTTTCTAGGGCTTACGAGCAGAATATTGCAGGCGCGCTGGCAGATTGCTTGATAAAGATAAACACAACATTTTACACTAGGGAAGTGGAGCTAACGCTTGATCAGGACAACGGGTTTAGCATGAAAATCAAGTTCATCAACTTCATCGAGGTTTCGGAGGCAAATAGAAAATGAAGGGGATAAACATAGAGGAATGGAAAAGACTTTTTGATCAGCAGAAGCTTCATTTGTCTTTAGGAATTATCAAGAAGTTAGACCTTGCTAAGGACAGGTCTATGCTTCAAGTCGTTGTGTCCTTATTCCCTGAGAATTTAGAGTGTGTGGCGCGTATGACTTGGGAGCTGGTGGGTCCAGACGCGGGTGTGTTTGGTTTTCCCGTGCCTAATGACCTAGTGCTGTTGGGCTTTGTCGATGACGATGAAGACCAATGTTTTGTCCTAAAGAGACTTACGTCGCGAGCTGATAAGATCCCTTTACAAGCAGTAGATGGTTCCACAGTCATACGCGCCCTTTCCGGTAAGAAGACACACTTGCTTAGCGATACGGCTATTCTTCTTGGTAGGGGTGGAGCAGACCCCACGCAGCCACTAGTTCTAGGCACTGTTTTCAAGACTGCCTATTCTACTGACCTAGACGAAACAGCTAAGCACAAACACATTGGAAATTTGGGATTTTATACGACTGTACCAGATAACGCAGCGCAGTTCACTACCCTGAAAGCGAGTCCGGTAGATAATGGAAACATGCTAAGCGACATAGCAAAGACGGAGAAATAGTGTGGCCTTAACACAAGCGAGTCTTTCCACTAAGATAGAAACAGAGATTAAGGCTCAATTTGGTGCTCCTGCTGCTGCTGGACAACTCAAGAAGTTTTGCGATGCAGTAGCAAAGGCAGTGGTTGATGAGATACAATCAAACGCAGTGGTGGCTGTTACGGTTACCACAGTGACCCCTGGTGTGGGAACAGCGCCGGGAACAGGAACGATAAGCTAATGGCTAATATAGACGAAACACTTGGAACAGATATTTCGCACAAGAAAGACTTTGAGAAAGCGCCCCATGGAGATATTGCTCTTATTGTTGGTAAGCCTAATCTACATTCTGCTCTATTACGGCGTATTGTGACCGAAAAAGGGGCAGTAATTCATAGACCTAACTACGGTTGTGGTCTTGGAAAATTTCAAAACGCTCCTATGACATATGCTCAGCAGGTTAAAATGGCTCAAACGATAGCAGATGAGCTTGAAAAAGACCCACGGGTTGTTAGTGTTAAGAGTGTAAGATTCGGAACAGAAGATAGAACCCCAGACATGCTGGTAATATATGTCAAGGTGGAAGTTGTAGGCATTGGGGAAGCAGAAATGCGCTTTATACCGTTTGGGGGCGAGTGATGTCAGTTACACTACCGAGCAGACAAGAATTGTACGATATTTTCAAAGCAGAAATGCAAAGCCTTGTTCCAGAGCTTACAGACTGGGAAGAAGGTTCCATTAACGATATTCTAGCCGGTCTTATCTCTGTTGCTGGTGAGCAGATGCTTACCGTGATGACCCAGAAGTTCAACAAAACATTCTTCGATACTGCCCACGGCCCAGAAGTTACTGGTGGCCCGGATGATCTTGAGCTTCTAGCAGTAGACCATTTCGGCGACGGTTTCGCCCGTCCAGCAGCGGTTAAAGCCACTGGTGATGTTACGTTTTCAAGGCCTACCACGGGAGCTGGAAACGTCACTATTCTCGCCGGAACTATCATAAAGACAGACAAGGACGCTTCTGGTAACGAACAACGATTTGAGACAGTAGCAGACGGGACAATGACAGGGCTTAGCCTTTCTCTTGGGGTTAGAGCTATCGAGGGAGGCACAAGCGGTAACGTGGGAGGTTCCACAGTTATCAATATCGAGTCGGCACTGACAGACCCCACTGTTGTTGTGACAAACCCTCTGGCTTTCACTGGTGGGGAGGATGAAGAAGATGACGCCACCTACAGAGAAACAATCAGGGATAAAATTACGGCGATTAGGGGAGCGACTAAGGCGGCTATTGAAGCTTCAGCCCGGGTGGTCCCGGGAGTTGTTACCGTCACGGCTATTGAATCGCTTATGGCGGTCAAGGAGTGGAATATTGGCGGGAGTGTTACGGTCGGTGATTACTTCCGTATCCCCTCAGCGCAACTCTACATCGCAGACGCCGCCGGTGGAGCGTCCACCACACTTATAGACGACGTTGAAGCTGCTATCGAGTCCGTACGCGCATGCGGGGTTAGAGTAGAAGTCATAGGAGCAACACCGTTGAGTATTAACTGGGAAGCCTCTATTTCTCTCAATCCAGCAGGACCTAATTACACCGAGTTCGCTAGTGATCCACAGCAGATCATTGACTCAATGACACAATATATCAAAGGCTTAGCTATTGGGGAAGGGTTTAACAGGTATCTAGCTGGCCAGGCAATGCTGGCAATCTGGGGACCTACAGGCACCAACGATTTAACCAACTTCATCACGCTTGTGCCTAGCGGAGATGTTACGGCCACGGCTAGCCAGAAACTAGTGCCGGGAACGGTTGATATTCCATAATGGCTTTAACACAAGCACAGTGGGCGACCACTCTGAAGTCATGGGTTCCTAAGTGGTTTTTCGAAGAAGAAAACTACAACGAGGCTGTTTTTCAAGGGTTTGCCAAGGTTCTAGCTTCTCTGGAAATCTCTGTAGACGAACACCTTGCTCAGACCTTTATAATCCAGGCACAAAATTCTTACCTCGATACCCATGGCGATGAGCGAAGAATAGACAGACGAGAAGGGGAACTAGATAACACCTACTCTCCACGAATTAGAAGTCTGGCCAACACCACCAGCATACCTACAATAGAAGAGCTTGTTAACGCGCTGCTAGATGTCGGGACATGTATCATCAAGGAAGACTATGATTCCCAGGCTTTTTTCAATAGGGACAATTACCTAAACCGTGGGGATCTTTTATTTGATTACGTCAAGAATACTTTCTCAATTATCGTGGATAGGCAGGTACACCAGCCCTATTCTTTTCTTGGGAGAGAATACTTTTTAGATAGGGAAGCATTTTTTGGAACAAACGAATCGAGTCTTGAGCTTTTTGACATTATCGTTGAGACTGTCAATAGAGCTAAAGCCTTTGGATGCCTATACAGGTTAGTTGAAAGATTGGAGTCTTAGCTATGCCAAGAAGAAATTTTAACGACGGCCAAGAGCAGATTTATCAGGATTTTAACAAGATGAGTTCTGCAATAGAGCGCACGTTCTTTGACAGAGTTATCTATGAGCTAATTCAGAGGCAAGAAAACTCGTTTTTCGGCGATTCTTTTCTCACTGAGTTCGCCACATCTACTTCTGTCACAATCAGACCTGGAAGTGGTTTCCAGACTGATGCCACTCAGGTAGACCCAGAGCCTACAAAGCGCCATCTCTACAACTCTGCTTCGCAGACTGTGAACATTTCCACTCCTGATAACGTCAATGACCGTTATGATATTGTGGTTGTAAAACATGCGCTTATTGATGCTTTGACCGAAAGTCGTAAGTATAAGGACGCGGGAACTGGAGTTATTTCCAGTCAAAACCTAGTTGTGCAAAAAGACTGGGAAGCGACAATTGAAATCGTAGCTGGAACACCAGCGGCGTCGCCCACGGTTCCTTCCACTCCTGCTGGCTATATCAAGATTGCTGAGCTTTACATCAACGCTGTTGCGGGAATGTCAGGAGCGGGCGATGTTGTAGACACAAGGGTTGCTCTCCCGATCGGGGAAGAAATCCTAGTTGATACTCTTGCCATGGCAAGAATTGTCCAAGGAGCAGCGGTAAGCCTAGCAGATGTTTTTGATTCCATTGACGGCTACTTAGAAGTTCCACTTCCTAAGTGGGAAGATTATGTAGCACAAGGGACAGACCCAGCAGCTCCCGCAGCGGGACGAAAGCGAGTATACTTCAAGGGTGATACCATGTACTTCAGAAATGAAGGAGGGACTATCACTCCCATCGGTTCTGGTGGTGGAGGTGGTGGAGGGGCTAACTGGCAAGCTAGTCCTGGAAATGAGCCCCAAGAATCTAGCGAAAATGGTGAAAAAGTATGGCTTTTCGAGACAGGAGCAGGTCAGAAACTAGTGCTTTTTGTGAAAGTGCCTCAAAGCTACCTGCAAGGAAGACAGATTAAGCTTTATCTTGGCATGTACTCGCCAAGTGCTGCTAACACGATTCTGCTTGAAACAGACTGCTACTTGATCCGAAAGAATGTCGATGCGGTAAGTTCAGTGGCCAACAAGCACGACTCTGGAAACACTGCTCTGACCAATACGGTAGCAAACCAATATAGAGAAGCAGAGCTAGAACTTACGGACGCAACGGGACAGGTTAACGGTTTCGCGGTACAAGCCGGGGCATTGCTTAGGATTGAATTAATTAGAGGAACAGATACAGACACAGACGATATTAGGTTTATCCCTAGTGCTACGGAGGTAAAATTTTCATGAAAAAACTGATATTTTTAGCTTGTTTATTGCCAGGCTTGGCTTTTGGTATTCCTACCTATGTTGCCAATCAGACGCATCAACCAGTCAATTTACTTCCTAACGGCGGGTTTGAACTGGGGCTTGCGAAATGGACCAAGAGTGGTGCGGGTGCTACTTTCACCGCAGAGACGACTGCTCCACTATTCGATACCAAGTCAGCCAAGTTCAACGCGAGCGCGGCGAGTGACTATATCCAGTCAAACCTTTACTCGGTTCCTACGGGCCTTGCGCTAGGGAACTGCTTAGCTAACGTCTACTTTAAGGGTGGGGATGCTAACCTTAAGGTTCAGGTCTTAGACAATAGTGCGAATGTTTTGGCCGAAAGAACATTGGAAGGAGCTTCGACTGATGTCACTCCGTTTCCAGTTAGCTTTATCTGTCCTGCTACTACAGCTTCGGTGCGAGTTAAGATAATCGCTAGTGCTGATGCCGCAGAAATCACGATTGACCGAATTCACTTGGGAGAGAATTTTAACGTCTATGACGCCACAACTCTATCTAGTGACTGGACAACATACACGCTAACTATTGGAGCAGATACGACTCCACCAACTCCAGGGAGTGATGCTGTTAGCAAAGCACTTTGGCGTCGAGTTGGCGATTCGATGGAAATTTCGTTCGACTATTACCAAACAATCGCTGGCTCTGCTGGTACAGGAACTTACTTATTCCCACTACCTGCTGGATACACTATCGACACGAATAAGATTGCCATAATAGCCAATAGTTCTGCTAACAGGGTGGTTGGTTCTGCTATGGGAAGGGGCTCGCTTTCGCTGACTGGTTCTGTGCGCATAGCAAGTTCTACACAACTTTATCTTGAACTAGGAAACGAAGCTAGCACACCGTCTTTGGTTGGCTCTACTTTTGCGGGACTTGCTAACGCTATCATGCGGTATTCTTTTACCGCCCTGGTTCCTATCTCTGGCTGGACAGTAGGTCATCGCCAAGCCATGAGCCCAGACACCTCTGGCTGGTATGTCGATGCAAACATTGGCGGAGCTAATCCAGGGTTACCTGGATCATCGGTGTCTTCTTTCACCGAAATAACAGATGCTTCGCTAGACTTAGTGGTAAATCCAGGATCAATTTCAGCTCAAATTCCATGCGCTTCTGGAACAGCATCTAGTGGAACAACTTGCACAGCGGCCAACGAGAGCATTGGAGTTGTTTTCAATTTACCGAAAGCTGGAACGGTAGAGGCATGTTTTGATTTTTCCGTTGCTTATGTTGTTGCTGGAGCAGCTTCGGATCAAATTATTACTACCTACGAAATTATTGAAACAACAAACACTTCTTCTGGGATAGTTCAAGAGGGAAAAGGAAGATTGCAAAGCGGTTCTTTACAGCAGTCTACTTACAGAGTTCAACCATATTATCCGCACAGGCTTTGTGGAATTTTCGTGTTTTCTTCTGCTGGACAAAAAACGCTTCGTATGCAGTATGAGCAGCAAATAGTTGGTACTCCTGGTAACGCTGTTATTTTTGGTGACAGGAGTGGTGGATATGGACAGAGGGATATTCATGTCACTGTCAAGCCCATCAACCAACAAGTTCCAGCTCCATTGCTGGTGAATAGTGTGCAGAGTGCTTACTCTGGAGTTTCAAAAATTGACTGGGCAAGAGTTACAACAACTTGCTCGTCAACTCCATGCACAATAGCAACATCTTCAGGAAGTTGGTTGTCATCTATTGCTTGGAACAGTACGGGATATTATACAGTGAATTTTTCGGCTGGATATTATTCTGCTCCACCAGCTTGTTTTGTTCTTTCTACGGTAAATGAAGTGGGCTTATCTGCTGCAACAACAACATCAGTATTTTCATTTCAAACATATAACTCAAGTGGAACTGCCTCCAACTCATATTTTAATATTATGTGCATAGGGCCTAGGTAAGTGAGCTGGGAAGTAGTCGAGGTCATAGGTGGCGCATTTGGTGTAATCTTAGTGTTATACCAAAGTGCCAAAGTCCTGATCACGAAATACTTCGAGAAAGCAGACGAGCTTGAAAAAGAAAAAGCTAGGCACAGAGAAGAGATAATTGAAGACATCAAGACGGAAATCTACCTATTAAGAGCCAAAATAGAAGCTCTTGAAACTAAGGTTGTAGAAGCAATGGTCAAGGTGAAAGATAACCAAGAAGCTTCAAGGAAAGTTCTGGCAAGCCTAGAGAGATTTGTCAGCGACACAGAAAAAAGGTTCAAAGAGATAGAAAATTCTGAGGTTGTGAAACTCGGAGAAAACGCATGGATGCTTCGAAAAAAGAGCCTATGAGGAAAATCCTAAAAATTATCCTTCACTGCTCAGACTCTCCTGATGAGCAGGACATAGGCTTTGACGAGATAGATTCCTGGCATAAAGCCAGGGGTTTCGAGTATAGGGAAAACGGACAGAGTATCCACTGCGGTTACCACTACATTGTCAGAAGAGATGGGACAATAGAGCGGGGAAGGCCAGAGTACGCTGTAGGAGCGCACTGCCACGGGCATAACGAAGATTCTATAGGAATTGTGTGGGTGGGCAGAGACGAGATGACAGATCTTCAGAAACGTCACCTAGTAACTCTTTGCGACTATATGCTGTGCTTTCATGCCCTTGACGAAAGTGCCTTGTTCCAACACTGCGACTTCAACAATAAGAAAACATGCCCTAGATTTTTGTCAGAAAAAACCTTTAGAAGTATCGAGGAATTCCGATCAATAGTTAGGGATAGCCGTTTGTTTAACAAACCTTATGGAGGTTAATATGGATTGGGCAGCTCTTTTTGAGACACTGAAAACTTTTGTTCCTTGGATACAGTACGTTTTGATGGGGCTTGGCACCCTGGTTGTGCTTGGTGCTACCTATGTGAAGATGACCCCTAGCACAGACGACGACGCTCTATGGATTAGGCTTGAGAATACACCGGTCTTAGGGCCACTTTTGAAAACACTAGCCGCTTTCTCGCCCATTACACGCAAATAATGGATAAAATCGTAGGGAAATTGCACGAAATCATAGGCCGAATTGCGCCATTTTTCTCAAAGATTGGCGCTTTCTTCTACAAATTGTTGCTGCGTCGTGTAAACAGATTAGAGGCAAAGCAAACTATGATGGAGTTAGAGCTGAAGTGTTGGGAGAATAAGGACAATGTTGAAAAAAGTGTTGCTGATAAGTCTGATTCTGAGTATATCCGCGAGCGGCTTAGCAAGGGCAAGTGATTGCTACTCAGAAAAGGAAGTTCGTTTCTTAGCAGATAAGCTCAAAGAGGGCGAGGTCTGCAACTTGAATTTACAGGACACCAGATCTACATTACAAAAGTGTCTAGAAGATAAACAACAAAAAGATGAATGGTGTCAAAGTCCTAAAGTATTGATTGCTGGCTGTGCTACAACATTCATTTTGGGAGCTTTGTTAGCTTTTATAGTTAAGAAATGATGAGGACATGCCGACTAGTGAACAGCGAATAGACTTATCGCTAACCACAGCAAACCCGATTGTTACAAATGTGGCTTGCCAGGGATCGGTTTATGTCGGAGCTGTTGTCTATGCGGTAAGTTCGGGGACTGTAGCCAACGCCATAGGAAATAGTCCGGCCACTTCTAAAGTGATAGGAATTTGTATCAAAAAGCAAAGCACTTTTCTTTGTGATGTTCTCGTGGGTGGATACACTCCCGAAATATACTCTGGCCTTGATGTCACGAAAACATACTACTTGAGTGACTCAGTGGCAGGAGGACTTCGAGACAGTTCACCAACAACACCGACAAGAGTGCAAGTGAGAATAGGTAGAGCATTAAACGATAAAATCTTGGTGTTTCAACCAGGAACATTACTAGTAAGGAGTTAGAGAAATGGACAAGAAGTTAGAAGTTGTCAAAGAGCAGAAGTTTTTGAAACCAGAACAACTGGCATATATGAACGAGAACATGAACAAAAGAGAAAGGTGTGTTGAGACTCAGAAAAATATGACTCTTTTGTACGAAAATACACAACTAAAGAAACAAATTTTAGAATTACAAGGCAAGCTGCTTGAAAAAGATTGCGTATCTATAGGAGTAGAACGGAAGAAAATTGGGGAGTTACTTATGACGATAGACGCCGAAAGAAAAGCTAGGTTAGAAAAAATAGCTGCTGAGTTAGGTTTAGTTACTCCCATCAACGGGTATAATCCCGATACGGGAGAAATTTCGTACTAACAATTTTTAGGAGGAATCAATGAGTAAGAGTTTTCTTTATTTTGACGGAACAGTAGACGGTAATCAGGAGTCAGCGGCATTTGAAAGTTCTGATTTTATCAATGCCACGACTGGTGGAACGGACGCCGGTAAACCTATCAAAACCAATTCTTCTGGAATGGTTGATTTTAGCTTTATCGCTCCTTACATCAACGCTCTTGAGTGGCAAGACTCATGCCTTGACATTCTGTTAACTCCCCCAGGTTCTCCTGCAACGGGCGCACGTTATTTGATTAACGGCACTGGTGCTGGTGGCTGGACAGGGCAAGACTATAAGATTGCCGAGTACAACGGGACAGGTTGGGACTACACAACCCCAACAACTGGCATGTTTGTTGGAGTTGACGACGAAGCTACGGTTGTCTACTACTTTGGTGGAAGCGGCCCATGGGTTGCTAAAGCTTGGGAGAAAACGACTGCTAGCACTGGCTTGACCATGTCGAGCTACGACGTTCAGTTGGCCGATGCGGTTGCTAATACTGGTATTGTTGTGAGCAGCGGAGCGATTTCTGCGGTTTATGACAACGCTACTATTGGAATCAACGGTTCTCAACAACTCTATGTTAAGGCA